TATCCCCACAACCCATGAACAGGGTCGCAGCAAGGACTGGTAGAACGAGTCTCATTTTCTCTCTCCTTTAAAATTGGCGGCAGACTTTTCACCGGTCTGCCAGCGGCTGGGGGACCTACTCAGTCTCAGTAGTAGTACCGGTAGCTGTCTCAGTAGTAGTCTCGGTGGTCGAGGACACTGGTACTGTTTCACCAGTTGAGGCTGGCTCCGTGAATACCGGCGTCGTGCTTGACACCTCGGCGGGATCCACAGTGCAGGTACCGTAAGCTGTAGCGACGACGAGGGCGCCTCCAACAACTGCGACCTTTACTTTTGAGCTAGCCCATGTTGACTTTAACCATTCTAACATACTATTGTCTCCTTCTTGATTAAAATGCGGCAGAGTATTTGTGTGCCCGCTCTGCCAGCGGCCATTATAAACAAGCTTGAAGTTAACCTGACATTAGTTCATCAAACGCACGGTCCACATCATTCTTTCCGTTTGCGCCGTACGCTGAAACCTCTTTCGAGCGCTGTTCGGCAGTTTTATCGCCTGCAAGCTGCTCGTCGAGGATCGCATCGACCTGCTCGGGAGTAAGACGTTCAAAAAGTCCGTCAAACTCTGGTATGCCATCTAGGAGGGCGGGGATGGCTTCTACATCTTGAAGCAGTGGCGAAGTATTTCTACGCATCTTCAAGCTCGTTTGGGGGTACGCGCCCGGCTTATTGGGCTTCGTATAGGTTAGGGTGATATCTGTGCCCTCTTGCACGTCTGTGACATCACCATATTCGGGATCGAGAATATACCCAAGCAATAGCTCATAAGCTTGCTTTCCATAGCCATAGATCTTGGCTCCTTCATCTTCTCGACCACGAACAACAACTGGTGAGAAGTAGCGGGTGCGAACGAATAGTGACTTCGCCAGCTTCTTGCTTTCCTCATCATTTGTGCCTGTTCCCTCATGCCACAACTGTGAGGCAAAGTCACAAATGGGGCAGCGTTCGCCGTAGTTTCGCTTCGGGCACACAACACCTCCCCTATGATCTCCTACATTATAGTGGAAGAACATTTCCTTCAGCGGATCACCGTCCGCTGTTGGTACGATACGGATATCCGTATCTCCTTCGTCTGGCTTGAACCAGTGTGAGGTTCCGTCAGAACCTCTTCCATCACCGCGTAAATTTGCGAGCTTGCGGCGCATAAGCTCCATGTTGATTCCCATAATGTTTCTCCTTTATGATGGGTATTATAACACTCTATTCAGAATTGTCAAGAGTATTTGTTTGAATTGCGTTAGTGTGGGCAACGCAGAGCCCAAAGTCTTGTTCATGAAAAGTTTCATAAATTGCATATGAATGTCGTAAATAAGCATTTGAACGTTTGTTTTTTAAACTTTGAACAATTCGCTTATGAAGCCCGCCATCGCTTTCTAATTTCTTATCATTTACACATAAATAATAACATATTTCTCTAGGATTGTCAAGCTCAAAGAACCATTTTTCATGAAGTTTTTCGACACTAACAAACCCAATAGAGCGGATTCGATTAATGTCTTTGGGCTTACTTATATTACCTATCTCGGGCTCATTATGGCCAAAATAATTTATGAAGTGGATAGCTGAGGCAATAGTTTTATTCAGGGAACTGTAAAAATTCTTGACGGGTACGGACTCGCCCATTGAGCGCTCCACATCTTCATTCGAAACAATAGTGAGAGTACTCAGGAGCCCAGAGCGCGCATATTGTTGTAGCACTCCGTAGACTACTTTGTCTATTGTTAGAGGCACTTCAGCCAATAATTCTTCGTCGGGCTTAATATAAAAAACCTCTATCTTTTTATCTTTTATTTGCTCTAAGATGCCCAGAGAATAGTTAGAACTCAGCGAAGACCCCATAACAAAAACCTGTACGTGCTCGTCCAGGGTTTTAAAAAACTTTTTCAAATTAGGAATGTTCTGCTCGTACTCTTCAACACTCTCAAAGGAATCAATTTTATAGTTATTAGAGTCGTTCTTCTCTACTTTACTACCTAAGCAATAAATATTATACTGCGTGTATTCCTCAAACTTGTTGGCTATGGCGCTAGCCCCATTTCCAATCCCTACAATAGATATCATAACTTCAACTCATTTAAGTCCAAGTAGTTAGGTCCAGCATTAAGATTAACTCTATAGGTGCCTAATCTATTTTGAGCAAAAATATCTTTTATATCTGGAACCAAATGGCGCTCTTCATTATCTAGATCTATCACAATCTCGTCATGAACGATATGCGAAATAAATGATTTCTTCTCCGATAGAAAATCATCGATCTTGCAGGCTTGCTCAAGCACCAAATCTGCAGTTGTACTCTGAATCAGATAGTTAAATGCTCGGCGCTCATCGACTAGGATTTTTCTATGCATAGGAGTATTAATATACCCATCTTCATACCACTTGTCAAGTACTTTCTCGCGATCATAATATTTTGTGTTAATCACTTTTGATTCAGGGTTATAAAGCCATGCAAAAAATATAGTCTTAGCTTCTTCGCGAGGTATGTCGGCCCTCTGAAGAACATGCTCTAAATTCCAAGAATGGATGTCTGATGCCGGTTGGGACTGGCCACTCAGGGCAAGCAGGGTGCGCACTTCGGCTCCGTTATAATCCAGAGATAGGAACCAATCGTTAGTCGGCTTAATGAGGCGCCGGAATTCCTTCCGCATTGTCAAGATGGGCAGCGATTCCGTCTTTGTTGTAAGGCGCCCTGTCACCGTGCCGAACAAGTTGTAATCAATATAGCGGTGCTTTTGTAAAATTTTCTTTGCCGCTGTGCGGAGGGCACTCTTAACAAAGATTTCTCTGCATCCTTCATTGTTGAGGTGGAGAGTTTGATACTTTATTTTATGTAGAAGTGCATGGGTGCGTACCAAGTGATCATAATTTTCTGGTCGTTCATGATTTTCAAAGACATGTTTCGTAATTTGGTTTTTTACTTCCATAAACCTCACAATAAAATCATGAGGGACCAAATCAAAAAAACAATGTTCATAAAGATCTATTTTTGCCAACTCAAAAGATTTCTTATAGGCGCGCATTTTGGCTGCTGCGGCGCCAAACTCCTCCTGGAGTTCTGCGGGGCACGCTTGTGTTAGCGTTTTTCCTCCACAATATAACCATGCAAATTCAGTATTCAGATAGTCAAGGGTACCGGAGTATCTCCATGTTCTCAGAAGATTGTCGGGAGCTTCTTCAAAAAAGAGTCGACCCTCTTTATAAACCCCTACACATTCTTTCTTATCATCAATAGTTTGAAAGTACACTATCGTTCTCTTCCATTTGTCGTTCTAAGTCGATCCGATTAAACTTATCTATAATATAGCTCAAGGAGCCCATATAGTCAAACGTTTTGTTAAGAATTCTTTCAAAAACATCGAGTGCGGCGGTGGGCTCAAGGGCTGCAAATTCCATACACTCGTCTATGAGGCGCCTCTTCTGGTGTTCTGTAAACTGGCTCTCCTCTTCATAAAATCGAATATTACAGTATAAACGGAACATGAACATTTTTCCATACCGCGATGCAAATTCTTCGGGGGAATAATCTTTGGGGAGCGTTGTTTTCGTACCACACTTTGTAGATGCATGACGCGGTGCTTTCGCCTGATTGTAGAACTGCAGCATGCGGCGTGGGAATGACCGATAGTATGAAGTATGTGCACTAGAGTAAGCAGTATCTAGAATAAGCTGAGTTGATCCCATGTTAACTGCTGCTGCCTTCTTTAACATCGGGCTTGAGGCTATGTCTGCCACCAATCGCCATGGATAAAACTGATCAACCATGAATCCATACGAGCGGGCCGCATTAAGGTAAAACTGCCAGTTTGGAGAAGATGAAAACTTTTTTATCTTTTCTATATCAGCAGAAGGTTTAAGGTCTGCTATCTCTATTACCAGCCCCGAAACAGTGATTGGACAGTAATTGCTCTTAACAAAAGCAGGAAAGGTGAATGGTTGTTTTTTTGCGCTCTTTTGGAGATATGGGAAAAGGCGCGCTAAAAACTCGTCAAAGCTAGTAATACTGGCGTTTGCGTCACGAAAAATTGATACCAAAGTTTCTTGATACGTTCGAATGTGAGTTCGATAAAGCCTGTTTGGGTCTTCATACGCCTTATAAACTTTTAATTCAGACATATATGGATCTGTAGCTTTAATTTGCTTTGACATAGTCTTCTTTTTAAATTGGTATGCCATTTCATTAAAATTTTCTTCCACAAAATTAAGTACTTGAAAGTTTTTGTCATTTGAAGAATTTCGTATGTTTACCAATTTACTGCCAATATTACTTACAATCATGGGGGTAAATACGCGGTTTACACGTCCATAAAGGTGCTTCTCGGCGAAATTAAAATCTACAAAATTTTCATACCCCGATGTGCCCCACAAAATATCGTTTGCATACGTCAACCTTTTATTGTAAACATCTCGGGATCCTTTCGCGTGTAGATCGCTTTGGAGATAGGCATCTTCTGCGGTTTCCTGATCTTGTTCAACAGCTTCCGCATCTTCATCGGTAGGGGCGCCTCTTTGTTCATATATAATTTTGTTTGGATCTTGGGCCATTGTTTATCTCACTTTTCTGGTTTGTCGACATTAGATTTAGGTGGTTTGGGCTCCTCGTAATCCATATTGCCTTCTTTATTAATAGAACATTTAAGGAGTCTCTCCTCTTTGTCAAGCGCTTGCCAGCCTGCAGTCTGGGTACCCGCGGCCGCATCATTCCCAATTTCGGCCACCCACACAGCATCAATGCGAGTATCTGCTTTACCTGCTCCAAAAGTGTGGGATGATCTGTTAATCATGTAATAACCCCCGAGACCATACGTGGTTAAATCATTTGCGGTTGGCATTAGCGCGCTACTATTCCCGGAGTAATCCATATTGGGGGCGAGTCCTTTGGGATCTACAAATATATAGCTTCCCGGGAAAGCAGTTACGTTCGCAAATGTATCAATAGTGACGTTATATACCTCTCTGAGTTGCGAGAGTCCATTATACCCTTCTTGCTCATAGCGCAGTTCGCGAAGCCCCGGAGTTTCTGTTTTTTGAAATTTTATATTCTTAATAATTCCTCGATCTCGGCCGGCCATATAATGCATAATTCCGCGTGACACATCTTCTTGGATATTTCCGTTCATCATACTGTCTGGTGCTGTTCGACCAGCAAAGTAACACGCATAGTTTATTTCATATGGAACGTCTCTAAACGTAATCTGGCTTCCCCCCTGACCGGAGACACTTAAGATTGGCCAGCCCTCCCTAGGATCAATGGCGGTGCCATTATGATTCTCTAAATGTAGCCTAGAGACATCAATTCCTACATTGCGGCGCTGGACTATTCTCCATCTACGCAAGAGCTTGCTGATCGGGTCAGGGTCTTCTTTTTTGCTTTTATAAGCAGTGATAGCCGACTGATTTAGAGTAGTGCGCTGTCGCGATTGTGCTCGTCCGCGGGGAAAACAGTGGGCATCGTTAATAAAACCATTAATGAGTCCATTGAAAAAATCGTTTAGAAATGCAGCCAAGGGATAATAGGGTTTATCCTTGGTAAGGGTACGAGATGTTAGCCATTCCATGAAATATTTATATGAAATCGGCAAATCTCCCAAATTCACTGTCTTGCTGTCGCTTGGATTTTCAGGGTTAATGATCTCAATCGGACCAAGCAATAAGCGATATCTCTGAAAATTCGAGTGCATTTGGCGGGCGCGGGCAAGATCAAGCACTCCTTGAGTTCTCCTAGCCATGGATATACTAGCGTCCATTTCCGACCAAGTCTTCATCATTTCGTCAGTAGGGCCAGACCAGAGAGCGTTTTGGTCAATACCCATTCGTTGCATAGCAGCATCCATAGCCTCGTATCGTTGGGCTTCCGTTGCTGCGGGGTCCCCCGTCTTTGGGAGGGATGCATAATAGTTGATCGCCTCGCTAAGGTCTCCTTCAATTCCTTTGAGGATAATATCTAACAAATCACTAACATAGAAAAAAACAAGCTGTACCTGGGTCTGGCTCAGTGCCTTCTTGGTATCTTTGTGCCCCGTAGCTTTCCCTTTTGTCCGATCATAATCCTTTATCGCCTTGGCTAGCCCGTCGCTAATCGCCATGTCTTCTGTTATATTAGCAACGTTCCAAGCCTCTTCTTCAGCTTCCCCTAACTTAAAATAAGGTCCCAGTTCTTGATACTTGCGCAAAGTTTCATATTTTAAATTAATAAAACGTAGTTTTTCACTACCTTTAAGCTCGCGCCACATGTTGGCTCTTGCTTGCGCTAAATCTTTCGCGGTGGCTACTCCCATTTGTTCTTTCATTTTTTTCATACTGTCGGAATCGCACTGATCAGCTATCATGCGATATTCGCGCTCTCTTTCTTTGTGTCTTTTTACTAAAGAACGATCGCTAAAAACACTGTAACTGGGTTCATCGAAGAAGTCTTCAATATAGGCTAAATATTCTATTTTAAAGGTAACACGCCCCATTTCATCAAAATCGAAAGTATGGATAGTCGGGGTCAAGTTGACTGTAACAAAAGAATTAGATAGCATATCCCCGATTTGCTTAGTGTTGAAGCCCTGCAGTGCGGAGCCCGGTGGGCGCATCCACCCAACAACAGCTTTTAATCTAAAATTTAATTTAGAAAGATTATAAAGTCGGGCGCGCTCCTTGACGTTCAAGGCAGAGCCGTGTTCTTGACTAAATTTCTCAATAGTTTTGACACCACCTGTCTTAAGCGCGAGGTCTATGTAACTGTAGCCTCCTCGATCCATGGTTAGTTCATCAAATGTATTAGCAAAAATAACTAAAGTGGCACTGATGCTCTTCTTTAATGCGAATGGGTTGCTTGCTTCGTAATTGACAGTAAAGCTTTTAATTCCTGTACCAAATCCTCGTTTGGCGGCTGTTTTTCCTAAATTAGAAATGTCTTGCTGTGTGGTCGAAGTATTGAAGTGCATCTCCTGATTGGTTTCTGTAGTATTTCCGGTTGAATCCACATTCTCGGAAACACGAAAAAGCCTTATTTGAGGTTGCAGCTGAGATATATCACTAGTTGGTAGAGACAGAAATGATTGTCCTGTGGGGTATTGTGTTAGGCGGTTAATAAATGCGTATGGATGGTTGGCTTCGACCATCAAACACGCATTAGTAGGTATCATAACTTCGCCGGCTTTACCATCAGATGATGTTTGTGTTACCCCTTCATCAACATAAGGAAGTGCCTTGTACTCGCCTGCTTGGGCGGCCTCGGCTGGATCATCCCACACTCCTGGTCCTGGGTTTTCCAACACGTCTCGACGGTGCGTCACAATTTTAAATAATTGCGATAATAAAAAGCACTGCTCGCGATATTCTACTGTATCATAGGCGATACCGGATGCCGAAAGTTTAGGTGGAGGTGGAGGCGGAGTGGGCGCTGCGGGGGGTTTTGCTTTTTTCTTAGCTTCCTTTGAGCGATCCATCGCATTTCCTGTAATGGAGTTAATGTTTGGATCCATTGAGCCACCATGAAACGACGTCGTGTCTGCATATGGGTCCCTGGTAGCTTTCAAGTGGTCTACTAGCTTTTCCATTTGTTGGACTGCAAGCTCGGTGCCGTAGCCATCGACTGTTCCAGCGAGGATGAGTGCGTCGATTTCTTCATCCTTCATCTGTTCGATAAGGTTGGATCCATCGAGCGCTATCTTGCTTCCGTAGGCGCCACGAGTGGAGTGACCTTTGCCTGAACCAGTTTGCATGTGTCCGCCTTCAGCGTCGGCTACCTCTAGCTTCGTCCCGCCGCCATAGCGCCCGCCCCAGAAATCGGGGTTCCACGCTTCGCGATCTCTCGCTATCTCGGAAGGGTCGGCGTTCCAGGCGTCTTTAAGACCAAACCAACCGTTGTTCATCCCAGCGGCGTACGCAGAGAGCATGTTCCACCGGGCATCCTCACGCTCTTCAGCAGCTGTTTTCATTCCCATTATTTAAAGCCCCAGTACTTGTAGCACATCTGTGGCACTTAGGGGTATGCTGATCTGGTCTCCCGGAAAGATGTCTGCTTCTGTGGGAGTTCCGTTATACCACGCAACGATCCACCATAAACGCGGGTCGCCATAATATTTGTAAGCTACCTGATAGAATCTATCTCCATATTTCCAGATATACGCCTCAGTCATCAGAGAGGCTCGCGCTGCGGGCCCGGGATTAATTAATTTGGGAGTAGCATACTGAATAATGCGTTTTTTAGCATGCCGCTTCTTACGCAGAAATTCATAATATTCATCTCCGTTAATAAGTTTGGTTGTGTCTTGATATCTTCCCATGATTTAAACCTTATTTGCCCCAGCCCAGCGCATCTGGGCTTGAACCGCCGAAGCCATAATATTCCTTTTTGCTTTCGCCGCTCGTCCATTGAGTAGTATCAACTCCTTCATTATATTTTCCTGCTAGTGCTGACGCCTCATAGGGGTTGAGCTTGCCTTTGTCGGCGTTCTTGAGATCCTTGCCATATCGTCCTTGGCCAATCCCCAAGAAGCCGTTGGTACCGAACATTCCAGAATATCGTGCTGCAGCGTCATCTAACTGCTGTTGGCGTATATCTCTTTTCTCGCGCTCTAATTCTGTGGCGAGCACCTTCTCATCAAAAGTTACTGCTTCATCGCCAGGCTGATACGGCTGTTCTAGGATGACGTTATAAGGGAAGCCGGGAGCAAGCGACTCTCCCTGCGAGTTCCATCCTAGGGTTGTTTCATGAATACAGTTAAATGTAATTGAGACATCAATCAGTTTTGGGAGCACACAATTATTAGAATGTTCAAGCACACCCTGTTCTTCTAAGTTGTGGTTAATTTGTACAGAATCAATGACCCCTAGAATTCCCTGATTCGCGTCGGTTGTCGATCTATAGTTATCGTAAAGTTCAGTTGGGGTATTAGTCTGAGCGGCATGCCGATGGAAGCCTTGACCCACTGCATCCGTGGGTTCCGCCATCGTAGCCAGGTTCATTACCTTCATTCGAATCATGGGAGACTGTCCGATGACGCGGCCACCTTGAGTATCAACATAAGAGGGGTAAAGGTATTGGGTAAGCTGTTGAATTCTTCCGAGGTTTTCATATGCTTCACCTTCAGAAAAAGCAGGAACCTTGAAATTCAAAGAGATTTGGCGCTGGGTCCCTTTATACATGTAAATTGGATCAGTTCGACCGTATACTGTGTCAGAGCCCCAATCACTGTTGAAAGTTTCGTTATAAGCGACAATAAATGCTTTGAAGTATACAGCTCTTTGAGATGGCACATGGTAAAAAGACAACTGCATGCCTCGGCCATCTGACGCGGCGTAGGGATTAGAGGGGTCTACCTCGATAACAGGCATGCCCGCGCCTTTCACACCCGTGGTGGTTTTATGGTATCTTTCGCCCCTAAATTGATCTGTCCAGTTGTGCCAATCAGCCATTTTATTACCTCTTTTAAATTATCCGATTCCGAGGGCGCCCTTGAGACTAATATTGCCCAAGGTGCCTTCAACAATGTCGGCTACTATAGTACCTATCTCGTTCCCACCAATATTAACAGGAATTGTGATGTTTTGATGTGTTTTTTCTACTACTGTAGAAGTGCCGCCGGCTGTTGGTGTGCCGGCCTTAGCTTTACCCTGAAGTATAGCTTTATTACTAGATGGCATATCTGGTCCGTTCGGGGTACCGGGTATGCCAGCCATTTTAGCTGTCGCCTTGGTCACATCCACATCGGCGTATACGTCTTCTACCAATCCTGGCATCTGCGCCGCCATTGATTTCATTGGCTGCACAAATGTCGGAGTCATAACCTCTCTCTCCATCTTCTTCGATGGCGAGGAGATTTCCATTTCAGTTTTTATGCCATCAACACTGCTTCCCCATTCTCCAGGAAGCCAGTCTACAAATCCAGAAATACTGTCCTTAATGTTGCTAAAGTTAAACGTTTCATTAAACCACTTTCCTAATTGCGACAAAAGATTACCAAGCATTTTAATTGGCGCAAACATCAGTTCAATAGCGGCGCGTACGCCAGCCATGCCCTTCTCTAAGACGCCACCGGTAAACAGATCCATAAAACTTGGCGACCTCTTTCTGCCAAAGGCTTTCATGAGTTCATAAACAAAGTAAATCACCCCGGCAATAGCCGCCCCTATGGCCACTGCTGGCCAAGTTGCTGCCACTATCCCAAGGGCAATCGCGCCTAAGACTACTAGAAAGATTTTTGATATCAGGACTACTTGTTCCACATTTTCTGAAAATGATTTAAGCCCGTCTACAATGCTCTTAATCATCCCCGGCATGTCTTTGAGGAGAGGGATTAAGACCTCTTTGGACATGAATTCCTCGAAAATCTCTCCAATGTCTCTAAGTGGACCATCTGCTGCCATAAACTCCTCAAGCATCTCGTTAATAAGGGGGGTCAATTTTGAAAATGTGGGGGCTAACTGAGCTAAAGTATTCTTAAGAATTTCCATCGTGGACTGCCATTTCTGGGCTTGTTTTCTCTGGTCTTCAAAGTCTGCCGAAGTTTTACCGATGTTGCCATCCAGCGATTCGAAATCTCCGGACATCATAGCTGCCAACTCACCTACGTCTTTCAATCCCAGCGCTTGAGTGTAGAATTTCTTCTGGTAGTAGCTCATGTCATCGAAAGAGCCGGCGGAATTCTTAATGCTGTCTCGCAGCATGTTGAATCTTTCTACAGGATCGGTAGTCATCATCAGATCCATCGCATTGACCATGTTTCCACCAATTGCAGCGTTCAACATTCCAGCTTGTTTAGCGGCGCCTTCAAATGTATCAAACTTATCAGTAATCGCCAGAATACGATCCATTTCCATTCCGGTCACCTTCGATACTGTAGCTAAATTCTTGAATACTCGATCAGCATCGCGACCAAACTTAGCAAGTGAGCCACCCATCTTGCCGAATTTTCCTACTAGTGTTCCAATATCGACACCGATATCTTGAGCGTGAGCGGAAAGCCCCAACACTAAATCATCAGTCTCGTCTATAGACAGACCCATTGACTTTGTACCTACTTGCGCTGCAGCAGCGGTATCAGCATATGAGACACCTAACTCCCCTAGGACTGCTGCAGTGCGTAGCAGTTGGTCTCGCTGAGCTTTACTGGCCAGTGTGTAATCACTAGTACTCTTATAGAGTGCCGCTTGAGCTTTGTGGGCTTCTTCCATTGTTACACCGGTACTACGTAATGCATGTTCTGTCTGTACAATTTGCATACCAAATTCTGCTTGGGCGCCTGTGGCGCGTTGGAAAGCAACGGTTGCATCCCGAGTTTTGACTGCCAACATTATGCTCCATTCAACGAGCTTCATGATAGCTCCGATGATGAGAACAATTATACCAATTCCCAATGCAGCGGTAAGCATGCTGGCGGAGATAGCGCCGGCTTTAAGAGCCATATTGAGCCCTGTAGCCATCTTCCACATGTTGTGGATGCCCTTGCCGGCGCCCAAAATGGCTTTACCCATCCGGGACTGCCCCAGAGCCCGTTGACCTAAGTTCTTCAGCATGGCTTCGCCTTGGGCGACAGCCTTATCCCCCTCTGTTTTATTAAGCTTTGCTAACCTAAGTCCGCGTGTCTTCTCCACAATAACTTCGCGGGCGTTCAGGGCTTCGATCCTTCCCGCCTCAGTGGTCAGATCTGCTTGAGCTAACTTTTCCTTAGCTAGGGAGATCTGCTTCTCTTCCATCTTCACTTCCTGGCGACGGATATTAGCAGCTGCTTCTTGTTTTAAGTATCTGTTGCTTTCCGTGTCATGAATCTGGTGCAGTGTCTCCATTTCTCGACCCATCATCTCCAGACTACTGCGAGAGATCTCTGCCTTTTCGCGGCGCTTGTCATTAGAGGCGACCAGGGTTTGATGTACCTCTTCAGATATCTTCCCTTCATCGCGCATCATGTCAAGCCCTTCTCTTTGTTGGGCGAGCATCTCTTTCTGTGCAGCTGCTTGCTGGCGAAGGTTCTGTAGTTCGGCTTGTTGTGCTTCTTGTCGTGCTTTGGACGCCTTGTTCTCGGCGGCTATCTCTGCCTCGACTTCATCAGGAGTTTTAGCTTTTCCAAAATCCATTGGATCTTTAGGCGACATAATTTACTACCTCCCTAATAATTAGTACTAAGCCAAAAAAGGCTTTATTTCACTATCGCTTGCGTCCTGGGGGTGGAACCAAGCCTTGAGGCTGATTATGTGCCGTCAAAGTCTGACTATTGGAAGAGCCACCTGAGCCCTTGTTCATTGCCTCGTTTTCATCTTCAAGTTGTTTAACGAGGCGCTCGGTGAACCAGTTTCGTAAACCTACAGGTAGGTTATATGCTTCCGTAAATGACCACCCGCCGGCATATTTTAAGAAGAAAAATTGTTCGTATACATTATGCATGTATTCATCGGTCAGGCCAAAAAAACTCCGCAGAGAGCGGAACCTCCATTTCTTGCTCATGCCCACACTCTCCGCACTCAAATTCTTGAGTTAAGTCGAGATCCGGGTTGGTGGCTCGATAGGCGGCGCGTAGGTGGCGAGAATCTGCCGATGGCATATTTTCTGCTAAATATAAAATTAGCTCTGGATCATCATCGCCGTTCACTGCTTTAATAATAGTGCGCAGTTGCAAGCTAATGTTCTTTTCTCCGTCTTTCTTCCGTTTCTTGCTTTCAGATAGCTTTATTAGACGTTTTTCATCTCGGCCGTTAAGCAGCGAGAAGGTTATGTCAACGTTAGTTTTAGGGAGAGCAACGTTAAAGGTGCCATCCTCATTATTTACTACTCCTAACTCCAAGCCTTCTTCGCCGGTCAGGATCTCTGAATCATTTAAATCAAAGGTGAAGTCTTGGGCTTTCGTGCATGCGGGGCATGTAACGGCTGTAGTGTATTCGTTTCCGTATCCAGAAACACGTGTAGCTACTACAATTGCGTTTTTGTCACCAATAAGAAGGGAGTCCGGATCAATCTGTCGATTGACTATAAGGCTCTTGAGCACTCTATCTAGCGCTATTCCTTTCTTAATAAGTGAGCGCGAAGTAAGGATATCCTCCTCCTTCGCCGTCATCTGCTTAATCTCAATAGTCGATTCATTATGCAGGGGATGTCCCTCTGGATAAAATCGCCCACCTGATGGCAGTTCTACGAACTCAGTAGGAACCACAAATGAAAATGGGCTTTCCTGCGTGTCTTCTGTTAGCTGTGGGATAGGCGCTTCTGAATTCGTATGTTTGGCGCCGCTCAGCCGTTCTCTATTTCTTGACAATATACACCTCTCAAATTATTAATTGTCTTTATACACCGAAGAATTCGTTTCCGCCACTTCCGGCTGTTGCTGCAGAGGAACCAGCTGTTTCGACGCGGGCCCAATCATATTTAAGGGTCACACTCATTTCGCTAAGCTCGTCTTCACCATAGGAAAGATCACCATACTTAACTTCTGTAAGAAACGCGTTCCATAGGGTCCAAGTCTCAAGTGGCTTACCATCAGAGTCGATCTGAGTGATATAGACGGTGCCAAGGGCGCCGGCTGATTTAGCCTTTGACATGGTCCCCATTTGTTCTGCAGTAGCGTCCGTGGGTGGTGCATATCCTGATAATACCACAATGTCTGACAGAGTTGCAGCCATATCTGGATTAACTGGGTCAACAAGGGTGACAGCACACTCGTTCCACGTTACTGAACCGGGGTACTGAAAAGTATGGTTCAGATATTTGTGCTCGGCGGTCGAAATAGTAAAAGAAGGCTTCTGCACCGTCTTTGCATACCACAAGGTGGCCCCGTTTCCGCCCGGATCTTGAATACCGGTAAATTCTACTGTAAATCTAAAAGATCTTTTCGGATCTTTCAGGGTGGTGTCTTCTCCAAAGTTTGTTGACCAGAATGGCATTTTAAGTTATCTCCCTTAATATTGTAACTAGTTGGTTCATAATTTATTAGTCGTCAAAAGACGCTCCAGTTGATGCGATAACAAAGTCAATCGCAATGAACTCGATGGCACGTGCTGGTTTGACCATAATCTTCGCATACATGATGTTCTGATCAATGAGGTCCGGGGTCGTAGTTGACTCATCTAAAATCAACTTATAATCCGTAATACCAAACGTGGTCTTCACATTCGCAAGGAATGGCTCCACAAGAGAGCGGAATCGATTCCATGTCGCTTGTACGTTTTGTTCGAAGAGAATCTTCGATGAGATGATGGAAATTTGCTTCTTGAGATAAATTACCAATCGGCGTACGTTAATACGGTCTAGTGCAGACTGACGCTCTTGTAGAGTTTTCTGTCCGAAGACTACAATGCCCGTAGATGGGAAGGAAGCAATCGGATTAATACTCGCTTCATAAAGCAAGTCGCGCTCTTTAGAAGTCAGTCGTTGAGTAACGTTCAAGATTGGAATACCAGCAGCACCCTCAGTGAGTCCGCCGCGGTTAAAGCCTGCGGGAGCAAACCAAAGCTGCGATTTCTTCTCAGAACTGGCGAGCACTCCCATCATAGCAACACTTGGTGGAATCCACAGCAAGCGGCCGGTGCCTTCATCACGAGTTTGTACCCATGGATAGAAGGTTGCGCCATAACTTGTGTCAATCTTGCGATCTCGAAGTGCGGTTGCTGCCTGAGTAGGCGTTGATGCAAGTCTGCTAGCTTTTGTGCTACGTGCGGATTGTTGTCCCTCGCTGCTAGGTAGAAAGACGTTCGGCAGATCGATGAGAGCCATGGCATCGCCGCGCGCGGAGCATATATCCATTGCCTTCTCGGTCAAATTGTTGTTCGTCAGCCCGGGAGCAACTAGCATATTCATGTCGACTGCTTCTGGATCTGAAACAGAGTCCATGGCGCGCGCCCACGTGTGGTAAATATAACTGTTGTCTTCCGTTGCACTGGTGGACATTCCGCCGTTCCATGCGGGATCTGGCTTGGTGATGTCCCAGCCATCGGTACCGCCCCATAAGGGCAGAGTAAATTTGTTGTAGCCGGCATCCAGCAGATCCTTGTAAGAGCCACTCGAAGTTTTTGACTCTTCACGTTGGCGTGAACCAGAAACGTAAGCGTAGCCACCCTTGGAGCCAGAAATGATATCATCAAGCGACATAACATAGGCGTAATTCTTCACACCCGTTTGATTTGTTCCTGCGGTCGGATCGTCGAGCCAGCTGTTATCCCACATCCGGTGAATTTCTCCAATTCCAGCTACTGGGATGGTGCTCTGCGATGTGCGTGTAGTCTGCATACCGAAGTAAGCGTTCCGAGGATCCGTAAGTCCGCCGGCAGAAGCCGAGACGCGGATACGAGCTTCGGGGAAAATACACTTCATCTGAAGAGACAGAAGCTTTGTGGCGCCTTTCAAATCGCAACCATAGTTGAATGGTGATGACGAGCCCGTGTAGGCATACGCGTCGTTTGCGACGGCCGGGCCTGTGGGAAGTCCCCACATCTCGATGGTTCCATCGGCGGGAGCGCTCCCGAAATTAATGTAAGTGTTTGTGCAGCCCATGAGCCCCTTCTTCAGCTTTAACTCACTGGAGTTTCCTACTCCGCCACTAAGTGCAACATCTGCGAACTTGGGGGGACCGAAATAGCCGAACGGAAGTGTAACTGCGTCTAAGGCGCCGGCTTCCACATCAGCGTTCATTTGAACGTAAACAAACTTGGACTGGTTTGGGTACTCGCCGTACTCACGCAAACGCTTCTCGTTTGCATCCCAGGTCACATATCTGTCTCCGATCTTGCGCCCAACAAAATTAGGGCTAGAGGGATTGAGGGTGCACTCGTCAAAGCGCTCTAATATGACTACATCATTATCAGTATCGCGCATATCGCGAATGATAACTGAGAAGGTGCCGTAATCAGTCGTAGAGTTGTTAGACTGGCGAATATTCGAGATAGAGATTTTTACGTTATTCTGTAGCCATTCGCCATGGCCGCGTCCGATCAGGCGGAAAAGCTTTTGCATGTTCTGGGGATAGAAATCTGTGGCAGTCTTAAGATCCTGTCCGATAATCCAACTTGTGCGCGGCTCTGTATGAGCAGCTTTTTTCATATATGCTGGAGAATCAGTACCGTCTGTCGTGCTCTGCAAAGATATGGGTGCAATCATACCTGCTAGTGTGGTAGAGGTAGCGAGCCCTGTATCTAACAGATCCTGGTCAAAGGTCTCTCCCAAGAAGTAGTTAACACGGGCGCCGGAGGGATAGAAGTTTTGAGTATTTCCATCGCCATCGGTTCCCACCAACTGCGGATTAGTGTTCAACTGCTTGCGAATATAACGCTCGTTGGCGTCACTAAGGCTTACACTATAGTTGTTAGTGCCTGCTGAATTCGACATCCGGATGGTGAAAATGCCACTGTTAGCGTTAATAAGGGTGTTGATAGAGGCTGTCGTTACTGTGGATGAACCAGAGGCTCCATAAATACTTCCGGAAAGCATCGGGGTTCCGTTCATCGTATAGATGATTCCAGCAAGAGAAGCTGTAAGGATATTCTGGGCGCATAGCGTACCGTCCGATCGGGAACCAGACTTGAAGGCCCACAGTCCCCAGGCGCCGCCTGTATTGTCAAGGTTTGTACTAGCAGAGACGTAGGTGGTCTTCCATCCAGCCTGGGCGGCCGCATCGGAAGAAGTCTGCCCTATCGCCGTTTGCTCGCCTAAAAGTCGCACAAACGTGACTGGTGCCACGGCGCCGCGGAGGAATGCCTTAGCACCATAACCACCGTACATGGGCGATACTGTGTTAGTTTCGCGGAATACATCACTGTTTCCGCCGCCCGGGACAGTGTCCCCAAACATCTCCACAAACTTGGAGTATGAATCCACCTTTATGGGTGTCATAGCAAGGCCGCGTCTGGCGCGCCCTATAACAACTGGTCCGATTGGAGGAGCTGTTCTTGGTATAAAGGAGTTATCAATCTCATTGATAAAAACTCCCGGAGATACAAACTTAAAATTCTTTACCGACATCTTTTTGGTCCCTTCCCTCTTTTAAAGTAATTTGAGTGTGATTGTCAATCATCTGTAAATAGTATTTTCAAGTCCAAAAGTCTTGAACAGATTTAATAAAATACATTTTACTTCCTGAACTACTTCTCAAAAAAGCCTTCATTTCCAGGAACAGGTGCAACTTCACGTGGAAATGTAACCTCTACGGTGTTCTCATCCACTTTAACAATCGGTCGATCATCATTTTCTCCTTCCCCGATTAAATACCCTAACACCCTGATCCCTATCTCGGTCGTGTACATCCTCATGTCTTCTTGCAGGTTAGATACATTATTACTTTGAGTAAAGTTTTGTTCTATAAAAGCTTCGTATAAATGCCCGTTTCGTTTAAGCGTAAATGCATTAATTTGTCCTGTTCGTGCAATAAATGGCTGTGTAAGGCTGTTCATTTGTTCTTGATACTCGCTCTTTATCACTATTTTATAATCAACGTTAATATATACCGGGATCGGAATTGACAAAGACTGGATTACTATCTTATTGTTGTCTCGGGGATAGTGTTTTTGTTCGTTTCCAGTAATTGGGAGTGCGCGCATTGCTGCAGCAACAGCAAAATTCCTAGTTTTATCTTGAACGATACGTTTCGCAATTACCATGCGACCGGTTCGACCGTCTTTATTGTGTGAATAAAGATTAGCTTGAAAAGATCCCTTGCGGGTGGGGTCTTTGACGATTCCTGTGCGATCGATGCTTACAATCGGCAGCTTGAGGGCGCCACCATCGTCTCGTAAAGATTTTTCATGCTTTATTTGGTAAGCGCGCTCGGGTGCTTGCCACAAAACAGGCACCTTGGTGAATCCCTCGTTGGTTCGAGCGCTTAAATCTAGATCTTTCTTAAGCCAAGAAACTATAGCATAATCAATACTCTCGATACTGGAGCCCAACATTCCAATATCCTTCAGAGTACCCTCACGGAAATCGGGGGGAAGCATGGCAAAGTCAAAATTATCAGGTAGCATCAAATAGTCCCTTTCTTGCGCGGCGGCATCTTGCAGAGATTTCAAATCCGTGGTCAACTTGACCAAATAGCTTTTTCTTCTCTTGTAGAGTAACTATCTCGTAATAATATTCTCCGTATAAAACAAAATCCCCTTCTCTAACATACATGTCCTGATCTTCCTCTAAACGACGCTTATGAAAGTGCACATTTATTTCCCAAGTCTTATCAATGGCTGCATTCTCCATATAGTCTGTGGAATAGTCGGTAAATTCGACAAGCGCATAAATTCTAATGGGCGGCAGATAGGTTTTTTCTATCGCCTCACCATATAACTCATGAAAGTCTGTGCGCTCAATGTCAATCGGGTAATACAAAATTTGCTGGCCAATGACTTTTTCAATTAATTCGTCATTAACCTGTTTTACTAAATTTCGCTCTTTTTCTCCAAAGAATAACGGAGGGGGAGGGTTCTTGGGTCTATTCCATTCATCTGACATTCATTCTACCCCACAAATATTGGCAGCGGAGAGTTCTTAAAGGTGGTAGCGGCTGCTTCGCTCTTTTCACTATCCTGCTTCACTAGCTCGACATACTCCATCTCTTTCAACATCTCTATTAGTTTGTCTTTAAGGTTTGTTTGTTCATCCTTAGCTTGAGATAACAATTCACTATGGTTGAGTACCACGCTGTCGCCCGGAATAGGCATCGTTTGAAATTTTCCTCGAATTTGACCTAGCATCTCTTTGCAAAGCGCCAAGCAGTATTTTCTAATCCACTGTTTACCTATAGCATTAATGTTTTTATAGGGAAGATTATCGAAGGGTAACGTATTAACGTTATTTACCCCCTCTGTGCCATCTTTCATTCCTTCATTCTCTTCCCATGCTTCCGGCATGACATAAAATCGTAACCACATCCTATCGATATCGGTAATGTCCCAGTGTCCAGGGGTTGGGTAAAGCCGCAACTTATTGTCAATTAACTCATAAGAATAGTGGGAGGTTCGAGTGAAAAGCGAGTCTTCATACATTATAGCCTGCATTTTGTTTTGCCATGTAGGAATAATCTCAAATGTAGAGTCATCTGCGTACTGTCCATAGGTCTGCATATTCCCTACAACTCCCATTCCTCCATAATAGCCGTAAAATCGCCACATCGCCCGGGGAGATTTATAAAATACCTTGGTAACATATATTCTTTTGCCTTTGACTTTACCCGAATAGTCAATCGACTGTCCACGATCGTCATGGCCAGCAGCAGAGGCACTACTAATAATAGATTGTACGTTGTAGTCTTGCTGGTTAGACACAGGCTTAAAGGACGCTGAATATTCGGGCACAGTGCCCCCGAAACCAGCAACTGCAGCCATGCCGTCGCCAACTCTTTTTGCATATGTCATCTGAAACCGTGTAAACCGCAGATTGCTTCCAGTTGGTCCGGTGCCGTCTTTAATTTGTCCCCAGTGATCAAAAGTACCCGTCGTATTGCCTAAAGCATCCGACAACATATTTTTCCCTTGGTGAAGATTAAGAATATAAGAATACTCTAATACTGCCTCTTCATAGGCTGAGTAAACATTGGCCGGTGTTAACTCAATGTCAACAACATCTCCTCCCAACTTCTTATACACGTATGCAACTTGGCTAGCTGCA